TTTTTAAGAATCATGGCTGTCACCGCTTTATCTGGAACATCTGGAGCTTTATATTACAAACCTGCTGGTACTAAAGGAACTTTTGGCACAGGTGGCGTAAACATTGGCACTGAAACTATAACTGTTGAAACTTATTTAAACTTTAAAGTAGGTGATCCTGTTAAATTTAGTGTTATCAACTCACAAACTGGTGGATCTGGAACGGGTACATTGCCAGCAGGGTTAAATACTTCTGATACTTTCTACGTAATTGCATATACAGCCACAACAGGAGCATTACAGGTGTCAGCAACTTCTGGTGGTTCAGCATTAAATATTACTGATGTTGGTACAGCAGCATCTCCTAATGAGTTTCAGGTAGCTTATGCAGATTTCAGTAGCGTTACACAAGTTAGAGAATGGACATTTGAAATATCTAGAGAAGAGATAGACGTAACAACTATTGGTGGTACTCCAACACAATTCACTCCATTTAGAAAATATATTGCAGGTTTTGGTGATGGTACAGGTACTGCTACTGCTTATTTTACAAACGAAGATACAGCAATGGTAAATCGTATGGTTCAAGATGTTCTACAAAGACAGCAAGTAGGTGCAGCTATGAAACTATATATGGATCAGGTATTTACTGGTGGTTCTGTTAGTGATACGTTAAGTAGATTTATTGAATTTGAAGCTACTTTAACTTCTGCATCATTAAATGTTAACCCTGATGATGCACAGACAGTAAGTGTAGAATTTAGACCTGCTGTACAGCCTACATTTGATTTTGCTACTACATAAATAGTTGAGTTTATTAGATAAGTAGATTAGAATGATATTGTATTAATATTATTTTATGGCATCTACCAAAACTATGCGAGCTATTGATCGCTTGCGTAAAGCTGCTAATTTAGAAGCTACAAAAAAAGAAGTTACCTTATCTGATGGAACGGTATTTGAAATGTGGGTAACACCTCTTACATTGGCTGAAAAAGAAAGAGCACAAAGAATGGCAAAGTCTGATGATGCTAATGAGTTTGCTTTGCGTTTATTGTTAACAAAAGCACAGGATGAAACAGGAGAAAAATTATTTCAAATAGGTGAAATAGATGTTCTTAAAAATGAAGTAAGAGATTCTGACCTACAAAAATTGATGTTAAGTATTATTCAGGAGGAAGAAGAACCTCTCGACCCAAAAGACTAAGTGCTGAACTGCGTAAAGATAGTTTAATGATGTTGCAGTTTGGTATTGCTAAAGAATTAGGTATGAGTCTTGCTGACGTAAGAAAAATGACACTAGAAGAAGTAATTGGTTGGAGTGCTTATTTTCAAGTATTAAATGAAAATCAAGAGAAAGAAATGGAAAAAGCTCGCAGACGTAGGTAGAATAGGTAAAACTTGTAGCTAAATAGTGGCAGACAGAATACAGACACAAATAGACATTGCCATTAAAGGTGGAGCCGAACTTAGAAGGGTTAATAAACAGTTAAATTTACTATCCAATGAAATTGGACAAGTTTTAAATAGGTCAGGTAAATTTGTTAAGAGTTTTACTAATTTAAATAACCAAGTAAGACAAGCTAATACTTTATTAAATAATGCTGCGTCAGGAACTTTTGGTTATAGAAAATCTATTGAAGCTGTAGTAAAAACAGAAAGTGCTCTTAATGCTGAGTTAAGTAAAAGAAATCTTTTATTAAAAGGAGGAAGAAGTGCTCAAGGTATGGGATTAGCTGTTGATCCTGTATTAAAATCTATAGAAAGAAATCGAAAAAAAGAAGGCCCATTAAAATCGATAAGAACTGGAAGGCAAATACCATCAAAAGATGAAGGATTTTTGGCATTTAGTATAAAAGTAACTGAAGCTGAAAAAAACTTAGCTATTGCTCGTAGTCAATCTCTTGAGAAAACAAAAAGTCTATTAAGTATAGAAAGGAAAAGAGCTAAAACTGAAAGTTTTGCTGCAAATTTTAAACGATTTAGAAGAGGCAGAAGTAAAAGAGATCGTGAAATAAGAGGACAGGTACTCCAAAGTGCTGGTATTGGTGGTGGTTTTCCTTTGTTATTTGGTGGAGGGCCATTACAAGCTGCTGCTGGTGCGTTAGGCGGTGGTATTGGAGGATTGTTTGGTAAAGGCGGTGGATTTGCTGGTTCAATTGTTGCTACCGCTTTAGTGTCACAAGTTCAACAAACTGTTACTGCTATTGCTGATTTAGGGAAAGCAATGGGTCCATTTACACAGGACACAAATGCTTTGGTAAATGCAATGGGACTTGCTGGAACAGCAGAAGCTGCAAGACTGCAAATAATAGAACAACTCGAAGGCAAGCAAGCAGCTTTTAATGCTGCAATGCAAAAGATGAATGAAACAGTTGGAACGGAAGCAACTAAAAGATTAAAAGACTTTGGAGAAAAAGCATCATTAGTAGGAAGCGAATTTAAAATTGCTATGACAAGGATGCAAGCAAGTTTAATTCCTGTTATTAATTTAGTTGATAGATTATTTGGAATTTCTGCAAATGCTCAAAGATTACAAAGAGAAAGGACAATAAAAAATAGCAAAGATGTAAATATCCGATCAAGAGTTGATGAAATTGAAGAATTAAAAGGTCAAACAGGTGGTGGAAGGCAAGCAGTAAAACGTAGAAATGACAGGATAAAACTCTTAGAAAAAGAATTAAAACTTAGAGCAGATGTAGAAATTATTGAAACTAATATACAAACAAAAGCAGATGAATTAACACTAGAGTTTGCACAACACGTTAAGAAAATTCAAGAAAAGGCTGATCTTGAAAAAGAAGTAGCAAAGTTAATGGCAGGTGGAATGAAACAATCTGTTGCAGAACAAATAGCACAAAATAATATACTGGCAGATCAAGCTCGTAAACGACTAGAAGTAGAATTAGCAATTCTTAAAGCAAAGATAGCTGATCCTGATACAGAGGGAAAAGAATTAACTAATGCAATTACTGCATACAATGGCATAAAAAAGGCAATACAAGATATAGGAGTTGAACAAGACAAGGTAAACAAATTAACGGAAGAATTTGGTAAGAAAACTGAAAAAGTAAAAGTAACTAAAGAACAGATTACAAATTTATTAGCAAATGAAATGACAAGTGCAGTTATGGGTCTTATTGAAGGAACAAAAACACTTGGCGAAGCACTAGCAAGTGTTGCTAAATCACTAGCGAATATGTTTCTTAACGCTGCATTTCAAAATATATTTAGTGGATTATTTGGTGGAGGGACTGATGTTTTTGCAGGTTTAAAAAGAGGAGCAACAAAATTTGCTTCGGGAGGTTATGTAAGCAGTCCAACAATGGGTTTAGTTGGTGAAGCAGGTGAATCAGAATACGTCATTCCAGCTTCTAAGATGTCTGGTGCGATGTCTAGATATTCCGCAGGTGCTAGGGGTGGTTCTGTTATTCCAGGTGGATCTGGTGATTCTGGTACTGTTGCAGGTTCTTCTGGTAATGCAATAGTTGAATATACTGGCCCTGTTCTTAATTTTAATGGAGATGAGTACGTTCCAAAATCTGCTGTTCCTGAGATCATCGGTGCTGCTTCAAAGCAAGGTGCAATGGCAGGTAAAGCACAAACTTTTAACGCTTTAAAAAATTCTAGAAGTCAACGTGCATCTCTTGGATTATGAGCCTTACAACTTTAGTTACTTTTGTAGAAGTATTTGATGTAGACGTTACTAATAAAAAGAAAACAAAGCATCTACTGCAAAATGCTAAAAGAGAACCTTCTGAAGGTGTAAAATCTCCAAAAAATACAATATTATTTAATGGTAAAAATTATCATTATTTACCTTTTATATATCAAGGTACAACTGTTAATAGGTCAGGAGATAATATTGAATCTAATTTAATAATGGGTAATCATCCATTAAGTATGGCGAAAGCACAAGAAGCTGTGGTTAATAGTTATTTTGTAGAAGTAAATGTATGTATTGTTGCTAATAATGATATTGATAATATTACAAATGTGTTAACAACAGATACATGGCTTGCTTCTTCTTTATCCTACGATCCAGAAGTTGTAGAGGTTTTATTAAGTAGTGCTGTTGATGCTGTTGGTGTTAATGTACCAAATTTAGTTTTAACTACCGATGCTGTTGGTAAACTACCTGTAACAAGTGATATTCAAAATAGATGAAGCCACATCAACTTATTGGTTTACCTTATAGATTAGGTGCTGATCCTATAAAGCATCATGCAGTAGATTGTTTATCTTTGGCTCGTACAGTTTTAAAGCATTATGGGATTAATTCACCAGAGCCTACAAGAGATTGGTATAGAAGAGTAAGAAAAAAAGACTTTGATATATTTAAAGAAGAACTTGAAAAGTGGGGAAACGAGACAAAACAGTTTAATATAGGTACAGTTGCATTATGTAAATCTAAGAATGGATTTGGTCTTGCTGTTT